AACTATTTGGGTGCAGTATCTTCTTCATCATATTCTTTAAACGCCTCTGATGTGTTTGTTATTAATCAAAACATTGAAGGACTTAATATTGCTAATTTGGCGTGGGGTACTGCAAACGCAAAAACGGTTACTCTTTCGTTTCAAGTTTATTCATCATTGACTGGTACTTTTGGTGGTGCATTAAGAAATAGTGCAGATAATCGTTCTTATCCTTTTACATATTCAATTACATCAGTAAATACTTGGACTTCAATTTCAGTAACTGTTGCTGGAGATACTTCTGGCACTTGGCTTACAAATAACAGTGTAGGTATACGAGTTTCATTTGGATTAGGAGTTGGCTCTACATATAGTGGTACTGCTGGAGCATGGGCTGGTGTTTTATATCAAGGAGCTACAGGTGCAACATCTGTAGTAGGCACATCAGGTGCTACCCTCTACATCACAGGCGTACAACTAGAAGCAAATACAACAGCAACACCTTTTGAGAACCTACAATACGGACAGCAGTTAGCAAGGTGTCAGAGGTATTATATTAAAATTACTGACCCAGCAGCTTGTGGTGTAGCAGCTGGTGGAAATTCAGCTAGAAATTCAATTTTTCTTCCAGTAACTATGAGAGCAAATCCATCTGTATTGGCTTCAGGAACTTTTAGTTTTTATAATGGAGCTGCAACTCGAACTGGAACAGCGGCTGGGTACTATCCAGGGATTTCAGCTCAAGTAATCCAAGTAGATTTTACTTTATCAAGTGCTTTTACTACTGGTCAAGCAGTAACACTTTATACTAATAATGGTAGTCAGTTTATTTCATCAGATGCGGAGTTATAATATGTATCAATACTATTTAGATAGCATAACAAAACAAGTTTATAGCAATGGTATTAAAAGACTTTCAGACGGTTCTTTTATTCCATTTGACGAAGCTAACACCGACTACCAAGAATACCTAGCTTGGTTAGCAGAGGGCAACACACCAGAAGAAGTAGAGTAAATGTACGGCATTACTGCATTTTCACAGAGCCCATACTCTACATTAGGAGGTAAGTCAGCAATATTTGGTTCTGCACAGATACAAGGTGCAAGTACCCTTACAGCTAATGCGTTAAGAGAAAGAACTGCTGCTGCATCTATCAGTGCAACTGCAACACTAACATCAAATGGAATATTAGTTAGACTTGCTAATGCAAGTATTAATGGTCAAGCGACTGTTACTGCATTAGGTGGTCTGATTAATAATGCAACAGGTTCTATTACTGGCACTGCAACTGTTACTTCTAATGCTGTTTATGTGGCATTTGGTGAAGGTGATATAAGTGGTCGTGCAACACTGACTGTTGCTTTATCTGGTTCTATTATCTATGCTGATGCAAGTATTAGTGGTACAGCTACACTAACTGCTGATGGGTTAAGAATACAATTTGGTGATGCAAGTATTACAGGTACATCTACGCTTACAGCATTAGGTGGACTAGTAATAGATGGTCATGCAGGTGTAGAAGGATTAGCAACATTAGAATTACCATCAACCACTGTAATAAGACACGGAGATGCTTCTGTAAATGGTGTAAGTACAGTAGTATCATTAGGAACTTTACTTGGTGAAGAATGGAGTGATGTCCCAGTAGAAGGAAACACATGGTTAGAAGTATCAGCAAGTAGTGATTTATGGACTGATGTTCCTGTAGAAAATAATACATGGGATGAAGTATCAGCAGGTAGTAATGTATGGACAGATTCAACAACAGGAACTAATAAATGGAAACGACAAGGATAAAACATGGCAAAAACTAAAATATCAGAATGGGATAGTGTTGCAGCTAACAATACTGACATAAACAATATTAACATAAATGAAGGATGTCCTCCCAGTACCATTAATAACGCTATTCGTGAAACAATGGCACAAGTTAAAGATTACATAGATGGCACTAGTGGAGATTATCTTCTTAATAATGGTGGAATTACATCTAATGGAACTACGAGTCTTAATGGAACTACGAGTATTAATGGGCAGTTTCGTTTAAACGGAAGTGCTGGATTTTCTGGGCAGGTATTTAAAAGTAATGGTAGTACAAATCCTCCTAGTTGGCAATCTTTAGGCACTATGTCTACACAAGATTCTAATGGTGTAAATATTACAGGTGGTTCAGTAAAAACTACTGGTGATTTAAATGTAACTGGTGCATTAAAACTAGATAACGGTGTTGGTTTATCAGGACAAGTTTTAGTGTCTACTGGTTCAAATGCAACTCCTAATTGGGGCAATGCTTTTGTTACAGGTATGATAATGTTATGGTCAGGTTCTACAGGGTCTGTGCCTAGTGGTTGGAGAATATGTGATGGTGGTGGTGGCACTCCTGATTTAAGAAGTAAATTTGTAATAGGTGCAGGTTCTAGTTATGCAGTAAATGCAACAGGTGGTAATGCTAATGCTACTTTAGTATCACACAGCCACACTGCATCTACAAGTGTAGCTACTAAAACAGGATTGACTGGAACATTAACTTTAAAAAACAGAGGTGGTTCAAGTTTTAACAATTCATTAATGGCAGCAAGTACAGGGTCTGTATCAAGAATAACTAGCGGTCAAGGTAATTATGGTGAAGGTTGGGAAGGTGAAGGTGGTTCTGGTTCATCTAAAGCAACCTTTGCACTAAACCACAATCATACAGCATCTACTTCCGTTAATAGTAGTGGTACTTCTGGAACTAACGCTAACTTACCTCCTTACTATGCTCTTGCATACATAATGAGACTATAATATGGCAACAAAAAGATTACAATTTACAGATTGGTTACCAGACCAACCAGCAAACGCAGGTAGTTTAAATGATGCTAAAAATGTATATCCTGTAGGTGTTGGGTATGGTGCTTTTCCTAGCTCGGTAGATTTTTCTAATTCTGCTAGTGAAAATATTAACAATATATTTGTAGCCAAGTTTGGTGCTAATGTAGAAGTATTTGCAGGTGGTGCTACAAAGCTGTTTAAACTAGATGTTGCAACACAAAACTTAAATGATGTGTCTAAAGCAGGTGGTTATGGTGGTAATGGCACATGGAAGTTTGAACAATTTGGTCAGGTAGTATTAGCTTGTAACGACAACAATAAAATTCAAGCATGGACTATTGGTGTATCTACTGCATTTGCAGATGTTGCAGCATCAGCTCCTATAGCTAAAGATATTGCTGTAGTTCGTGACTTTGTTTTTGCAGGAAATATTAGTATAGGCTCACAGCCAGACAAAGTTCAATGGTCAGATATTAATGATGAAACTGACTGGGTATCTGGTGCTACAAGTCAAAGTGATTTTCAAATAATTGCTGATGGCGGTAATGTTCAAGCAATAACAGGTGGTGAGTTTGGTGTTGTGTTGTTAGAAAAATCTATAGTTAGATGTTCATATGTAGGTAGTCCTCTCTTTTGGCAATTTGATGCTATTTCTAATGGACTAGGTTGTTTGGAAGGTAATTCTGTTGCTAGGTATGGAAACATTACTTTCTTTTTAGCAGATGATGGATTTTACTCTACAGATGGACAAACAGTAACAAATATAGGATTAGAAAAATTAGATAGATGGTTTTTTGGTAGGGCTGATTTAACAAAACTTAATACTATGAGTGTTGCTATAGACCCTGTTAAAAATCTTGTCGTATGGAACTATGCTGATGTAGATGGTAACAGAAGAATACTTATTTATAATTGGCAGCTACAAAAATGGTCAAGAGCTGAAACTACATCAAATGTCGTAGGTACTATTGCTACATTGGGAGAAACATTAGAAACTTTAGAATCTATTTTAGGTTATACAGACATAGATACTATGCCAGTAATATCACTAGATTCCAGATTGTTTATTGGAGGTAAGTTTCTATTTGCAGGTGCAAGGGCAGATAAAATTGTAGTATTTACAGGTCAGTCTATAACACCACAACTAATCACTACAGACATAGAAGTTGGTTACAATTCTGTAGCTACACTAGCAAGACCACAAATAGACAATGGCACAGCACAAGTTTCAGTAGCTAGTCGCAGAGAATTAGATGACAACATTATTTTTAGTACATTTGTTCCTGCTACAACAGAAGGCAGATGCAGTTTAAGAAGTGCAGGTAGGTATCATAGATTTAATGTACAACCTACAGGTAACTGGACAACAGCTATGGCAGTAGATGTAGATGTAAAACCACAAGGTAATAGATAATGCCTAGAATGTATCGTACACTTCCCTATCAAGGTGGTGACCCTAGATTAGTATCTGAAGTAGTTAATAACGCTATGAATGGTAAAACTAATAATAGTGGCACTTTTACTTTAGCAACATCAGTGACAGAAACTACTGTTGCTAATGAAAGGGCAGGTTTTGATTCAGTAATTTTATTATCACCAAGAACTGTAAATGCAGCAGCAGAATCAAACTATACATATATTAAAACAAAAGCTAAAGGTAGCTTTATTGTAGGGCATAGAAATACATCTAATACTGATGTAACATATGATTATATCATTGTTGGATAAATTTTATGAAACTTTATGTAGTGCCTACGAATCAAGTGCAAAGATTTTGGTATCTTGCAGAACCTTTATTACAAAAAGCATTAGACAAAGGTAACAACGAATTTACTAACGGTCAGTTAAAACTGTTAGTTACACAAGGTCAGCAACAATTACTATTAGTAATGAAAGACGAGATTTGTTATGTAGCACTCACTGTACAATGGATTAACT